GAACTTTTGACTTAACATCAAATTGATCTAGCATATTTTTAACAGCCTGTACATTTTGCAACGCATCGTCAGCAAAGTAAAAGTCATTAAACCCTTCACCAACTTTATCAGCTATCCACAATGCTTTAGCTTCAGCTGTAGAATTACCAAGGCCAGTGATATTTTTTAATGGTATATTTAAACCGTTTGCCCTTAAAAAATCATATATAGCTTTTTGAGCTTGTGGTGGCCTAGCTGTTAATACAAACATGCTTTTTGATCCAAACTTACCTTGTAGTTTTAAAGCTTTTTTAAACAACGGGGCTATTTTACCACCAACAACTTTGTTAAATTCTGAAAAATCAAAAGTATAACCTTGTGCTTGTAAATCTTGATATGTATTAGCATACTGCTCAGCATTTAACGTTCCAGTTGTGCCGTCTGGAGCAGTATATCCTACTAGCGATTCGGTAGTAGCTAAAGTATCGTCAAAATCTAAAACAGTAATTCCTTTACTTGATTTTACTGTTTTTCTACCTTCAAGAATAGCATTGCTTAGTTTTTTATTTTCCTTAACTTGCTTATTATCTAACTCATCTTTAAGCTTTTTAATATCTTTCCAAGATTTGGCTTGAATTTCTCCAAACTTATTTCCATTGTATATATCCACAACAGCGTGTGTTGCTCCAGCGGCCGTGTATATATTATACCATCTTTTAGGGGCCATGTCATACAGTTTGTAATCAAAGTGCATTCTCTTTTTAAACACAACACCTAAGTTAGTATTCATATCGTCATGAATAGCGCCAACCGCATAACTTTCTTTTAACTTACCTAAATCCACTTTTTTTCCAGCAAAGTGATGATCTAATAAATGCATCATCATTACTAAAGCTGGTATACCATGCTCGTATTCGTAGTTTTTGTGGTTTTTATCAAAAGGATTTAGTACTGCATACTTAAACAAAGCACTAGCTCTTAAAGATGTTTTCATATTACCTAAAAATCCAGCAGCTAACATAGCCATTTCGTTTTTAGAATATTTACTTTGTTTATTTTTAACTAAAGAAGAAGCTTCTTCAAGAAACATATTTAAATAATTCCAATGAAAATCTGATGATTCTTTTCTCGCGGCTTTTTCTTCTTTTGACACACTATTGTCAATCATGTCTTGTGTAACACCTTGGGTTGGTTCTACAGGTATATTAAATGTATCTAATACTTTTCCTTTTTTACCCAATATAGTTACTTTACCTTTATGTTTTTTATAAGTTTCTATACCCGGATATACTAACGATAACATTCCTTTTGCAAATCCTTCGTTTTTATAAAAAGCCATAGAACGTCTTGGATTATTAGTTCCATTTTCCATATGACTTTGAGCTCTTAACAACATTATAGCCAACTCTTGGTTAGATAAGTTGTTTTTTTCTTTTATGTTAAGCGCTATATCTGTTAAAAATTCTTGATACTGTTTTTTCTGAGTTGGATTTTTAAACAAATCAGTCATAGCTTGGTCTAACTTAAAATATATAGCTACTTGTATTTCAGCGTCAGCTAAGTCTACCGTTGAAACATACTCTTCTAATGTTTGAGGAAACTCTTGTTGACCTTTTTTATATCTTTCATTTATTTTAAGAAAAGGATTTATTATTTTACTATAACTATTTACAACAACAGTTCTTAAAGATTTACCTTCTTTTGTTTTTAAATTTAAAGGTTTGTACACCTCGTCGTAAGCTCTTTTTATAGCTTGTTTAGAATAGCCATACTCGCTTATTTTATTTAAAAATTCAGATCTATTCCCTATAAATAACTTCCAAGATCTATCACTAGCATTATTGTCAACAGCTCTACTGAGTTTTATGTTAGGATCTCTACGTATTTTTTGAGCAGCTTCAACAACGTAATTCTCTGCTTTTTCTCTACCTTGTAAAGTCTCTATATCCTGTCTTCTTTCTAAAATTTTAGGATCATTTAATACTTCCATAGCACTATCAAAAGCTAGCTCCACGGCAAGTGCTTCTGCTAAAGCGTCTTTTCTAGTACCAAATGCAGATTTGCTAACAGTATAACCTAAAACCTCTTGCATGTTTTTACCTCTAAAAAATGCCATTGTTTGTTTTATACTAGGCGTTTTCATTTTAGTTGACAACCAAGGACCTGTTTTATAATCTACGTCCATAGCAATTAAACCTTCATTTTGCAGTTGCTCAACTTCTGCTTTTTTAGTTATTCTTCTTCTAGTAGAAAATATTTTTTTGTCCTTAGGAACTCTTCTTTCTATTTGAGTTAATTGTTCAGGTGTTAATCTTTTAAATACGGTTGGGAATAATGTTTTTAAGAATAGATCATAATTTTTACCTATACCAAATTCTTTTTGTATAACATTTTTTAATTCAGTTTCAAAAGCCCTTTGCAATGCTAACCTAAACTGTTTAGAAGTTACAGCTGGTAATTTAGTACCAAATGTTTTTACTACAGAGTCTATAATTTTTTGTTTAACTTTATTGTCAAAACCTACTCGCTTAAGAAAGGTGTCTCTTTTTTGTTTGTCTGTCTTTTGAGTTTTAGCTTTTTTAGCCGCTTCTTCTTTAGCTATCATTTGCTCTTCAGGTGTTAAATCTGTAGAGGCTATATCTCTTTTTATTTCACCTTCTTTAGTTTTCTCGTCTAAACGTACCGTTGGTTTTTCATCTTTTTTAAACTCTCTATTATAAACTTGATCTGCCCTGAACTGAAGTCTACCCATTAAGTAACCAAATAAACTATCATTTTCTTGTTCTGTTCCCCATAAATCTTCGTTAAACTTTTGCACATCAGGTGTTAATTCAGAGTAAACTAAATCAACAAAGTTACTAGGAACTTGATCTGCTTTGTATTTAGAATAAATTAAAGCATCAAGTAGTTTTTCAGTCTTCATAGTTTCCATTGCAAAATCAGCACCAGTAGACTTCCAAGTTTCATTATTCCAACCCATTCTACCTAATTCATTTACACGTTCTTCTTTTTCAGCTATTTCTTCAGCAGTAAGAGATTGTTTTACTGGTCCTTCTTTAGCTTCTTCTTCTGGTGGCAACGCTATACCTCCTGCTTTAGCTTTTTGTTGGAAACTATCAATATACTGTAGAACTTCATCTACAGTTTCAAGCATAAAGTACATGTCTTTGTCTTTTCTAAAAAGATTTATAGTTGAGTTTAATAAAGATTTAAATGCAAAAGCTAATGGTAAAGATTCTCTACTCATTATTCCAGCATCTTTCAAATCTCCTGCTAGATTAATTAATTCTTCTAAATTAACCTCAGTCATACCGTCGTATGCGGCTATTCTATTTTCTATTCCCTTTCTAGTGTCTTCGTCTAAACCTAATTCATTTATTCTATTTCGTATTTCTTCAACAGCTCTTTTTGCTGAATCAACTACATAACCATTTTTTACTAAGCCAGATTGCTTATTTTTTACGTGCTGAGCTTCATGAAGAGCTGTTGCAGCAGCCATTTTAGCTTCAAATCCACCATTTATTATCCCTCTTAATATATTGTCTCCAAATAGAATTGGAGAGTTCCCTATGTTAGCCCCATAAGCACCTTGATCAAATTCATTTAAAGCTTTTTGAATTTCTTCTTGAGGTAAGTTTTGTTTTTCTAAATAATTTTTATAGTTTTCTCTTGCGTTATCACCTTCAAATTTTTGTAAATTATCCCCTAAAGCTCTTACAACATCTTCATTATACTCAGATCTAGCTAACCAATAATCAGTTTCAGCATTAAAATATTCTCCAGTACCTTCTTGCTCGATAGTAACTTCACCTTCTTTTGATACTTTTGCTTTATTTTGTAAATCTATTTTTGCTCCAGCAGCTTGTAGTTTTGCTCTTCTTCTCTGCGCCGGTTTAGATAATAAAGTTTCTTTTTTTCTATTTCTTTCTTCTATTCTATTAACAATTTCTTGTTTTAAACTTTCAGCGCCTTGCACACTTTCACCAGACATGCCTAACTCTCTTAAAGTCTTAAGATCTTTTCTGTTCTCTCTATTTATCTCGAACATGTCTCTTATTTCTTGAGGTTTCATTCTAGCCACACGCATCAAGCTGTAAGAGTTTTGTAATGAAGCTTCTTTTAATATATCTCGTTTTCTTTGAACAAGTTCTTTACGTTGTGCTGGTTTTAAATTAGTATTGGTAGTAAGAGTTTCTTGTATATCTATCAATTCTTTAGCTAGCGAATTGGATTTTTTTCTATCTTTTCTACTTGAAACTGCACTATTTATAGCACTATAAGAATTCATACCCATAGTAGGTCCTTGTATTGCTAAAGAAGAGAATAGTACATTTGCTGTAAACTCCATATCAATACCATCTACAAGACTTTTGTCCTCATCTAATACAACTATATCAATAAAGTTATGACCTAACATAGTACCAGTTTCTTCAAGCCACTCAATACCCATGTTAAACATTGTATTACCCGTGCCATATAATCCCTTTTTCCACACTGGACCTTGCATTGCCCCGATTCTACTCCAACGACTTAATCCATGCACATAGTTTAGTGTACCTAGTCTTTCAGCATAAGCAGCAATTCCACCATAAGCTATTGTTGAGAACGCCTTTTCAAACCCATTTACACTAAGCGCAGCTTCTTGTTGATCTATTAAACGTAAAAGCTCATATTTTTCAGCAGGAGTTTGTGCGTTTTCATATAATTTTTTTAAATCCTTCAAATGCTTTGGGGCATTCTTTTTAGATATTTCTATATCTGCTAGTTTAGAACCAGATTCCATACCAAAAAATATTCCAGTAGTCTTATTGGCAATTCTTTTTCTTACTTGCATAGCGCCAGCCCTACTCATTCCTTTTGTAGCAATACTTCCTACCCCACCAGACGCTATAGCCGTCATAATACTCATCGAATTATTAGCAAGCATATCTGCCATATATGCGCCTAGATTACCCCCTTTAGTTTCCCATGTAATCGATTTAGGCAATTCACTTTGTATTCTATTTTTAACACTCTCACTATAATTTATAGCTGCCTTATAATTTTGCTGCATGTATCTATAAAATTCACTTTCCGCTCCATCATCAACATTCCAAATTATTTTTTCTGTAAGCTCTGATATACCAGCCGGTATTGAAGTACCTAACACTTTCATATCAGAAAAGAAATTTTCAATTTGTAACAAAAATCTAGCACTCCAATTATAATTAAGATTTAACGCTTCAGTAGCCATTACTATATTGTTATATTTTTCTGATTTATCCATTAAATCGTCAAATCTAGTTTCTAAAGATTTGCTTAAATCTATAACCTCAAGTCTTAAATCATCTAATCCACTTTCTTTAATTCTTGAAATTACACCATTATACTGATTTGCTAATTCTAGATATTTTTGTCTAACCTCTAAAGACGTGTCAGCGTTTATATCTCCAAGCTCTTCAATTTCTTTGTCTAATTTTGCAAGTTCATCAACATACTTTTGATTTTTAATAGTAAAATTAGTTACTTTATCGTTATAAGTGTTTACACTTTTTTTATAAGTGTTCATGGACGTTTTTAACCAATCTTCTTGCAGCTTTAAAATTTTGTCGTATTTTTGCGGGTTTAATTGAAGATCAGGTGAGTCGGGAGAATGATAATCATCTGTTCTTTGAGTAGGTATAAACGTTTTATATCTACCATTTTTACCCTTCTTGTATTCTCTTCTAACTAACGGTCTACCATAAAGTTGTTCAAACTCTATCTCATCGCTAGACCTCATTGCTTCTTCCGTTAAGTTCAAATTAGTGCCAAAAATATCAGGCATCATAATTAAAGCCTCTTTTTGTAACACAATATTATCAAGGTCTCTCAAGTAATGCTGTTGAACTTCTTTTTGTCGCTCTGCAACTTGTTGACTTACAATTTTGTCAAAATCATCATTATCAAAAGGTAGCTCGCCGTTTTTCTTCCAATTTATATATTCTTGGTATTTTTTATTTCCAAAAAACTCCATTAAATCCTTTTCTGTATATGGCTGTCTTACTTGTCTAGAAGTATTCCCCAACCATTCTGTTTTGAATGTTGACTTATTATTATCGTCCATCCACTTGTTAATATTTTTTTCCAGATCATCTGTCATAAAATATTCATCAGCAGCTCTTTTTTTTACAAAGCTATCTCTTCTATTAACACTATCTTGTAATTCAAACAATGATTTTACTACTTCTTCCCCAGTTTTAGGTTTAGTCGTTATTGTGCTCTCAATAGGTTTTTCAAAAAACTCAGGAAATTGAGTATTAAGATTATTCCAATCTCTTTCAGTTGTGGGATTAGATTTTTTTACCTCTTTAACATAATCTTTTAATAATCCTTGATTATAATCTTTAAGTAATGGAAAATGGGAATTAACCAAATTCCAGTCTACTTGACCGTTTGTGGTAGCGGCAGGATCATTTGCCGTTTGAACATAATCTTTTAATTCTGTTGTTAAATCACTCATATTTATGGGTTAATTCTTGAACTTCCTTGATCATTTTTATCAAATATTATATCACTTTTAGTTCTAAACCTATCGTCTACACCACCATGTCTATATAGTATGTTTCTAACTTCCATAGGATTCTTAGGGTCAATTATATCTAATAAATATCCTTGACTATCTTTTACTATAATTTTACCATCTTCTTCAATAATTGATTTGTTACTATCAAGAGTTAGTGTTTGTAAGTTTTTAAGAGTAATAGCACCTTCTTTTTCAACAATAGCATTTATTGAATTGGCTCTAGATATATGTTCTTTTTCCCATCCTTGGAATTTATATGTATTTTTATTAGGATCTTCATATAGAGCATTTTCAGATACATATTTAAATGTTTTCTTGTCTTCTTCAACAAAATAATTTTCTAAAAACGAAAGGTTATGACCAGTAGTTAAGTTTTCTTTTTTAAGTAATTCCATTCTACCCATATATGTTTCTAATACATCTATTACACCATCATTGTTTGCGTCTGTTTGGTCTGCGTCTGAAGCAAAAGGATCTGGTAATGCCTCCATTTCCACTCCACCAATATAATGCTTGCCGGTAATATAGTTATGCGCTGGTGATGGCGTTTTAGAATCAACCTGTTGAAACCACATACTAGTAATTTTATTATCCCAATTATTTTTTTCTTCCTCACTAGCATAATCACCTCTTAAAGCAGAACTCCAATAGTTTTGTGATTCGGTTTGGACTTGAGTTCCGTTAAACACACCTGTTGTTGTAATTTTTCCATATTTTTCCATTAGCTTTTTAGAATCTTTTCTATAATTTAATATAACATTAGATTCGTTTTCTTTTCCAATTGGAAAGCTTTTTAAAGGAAGATCTTTGCCATCCATAGTATTGGTCATTAATTTACTTAATGAACCGTTTAGTTTTCTCAACTCTTCATATTCAGGAGTTGTTTGATTCATACCAAGCATTTGGTTTTGAATTTCAGTCATACGGTTAGTTATTAATTCGCTAGAAAGAACCATATCACCTGTTTCAGTTGTTACCATGTAGTTATCTAAAGCACCAGTACCAAGCATGGTATCAAAATGAATTGTACTCATTTCATTATGAGCCCCTAAGTTTGTATTAGATTGGCTAACTCTTTCACGCGCGTTAGCTTTTCCTATAGTATATATTGACTTTTGACTCTTATAATTTCTAACAGAATTACCCGTATTTCTAATATTAGATTTATTTTTTCTTCTTTTTTCGTCTTTTATAGCAAATGTTGCGCCCCAATCTGATTCTTCTACTTCGTCACGAGCATTACTTAAAAAATTCACTTCTTGCTCTTTCATATGAGCGTTTAATTCAGGCAATACATTTCCTTCTTTATCTTTAATAGGAGTGTCAACCCCAATAGCGTTTTCATCAAACGTTTTAAGATGACTCTTTTTCATTTCCCAAGCATCGTGAAGTAAATCTACTGCAAACCCACCTAATATTTTTCCTATTATAGGAAACAACTGAGGTTGCATGGATGGTCTTGCGTTTCTTGCAACACCTATTTTATATAATGCGTTAACGTCTATTACTGCCATAATTATATTTTTCTAAATTTTACGTCAATTTGACTATAATCAACCATATCATAACCCATGCCAGTATTAATAACTGCTTTTTGCGGAATATCATCTGACATAACTCCTTGGTAAAGTCCTTCACCATGAATTGGATTTTTATATTCAAAGTTATATATATTGATTCCACTTGGAGATTGACCAATTAATTCTATATTTTTCTTTAATCTTCTATCGCTAAGTATTTGTTGAAGGAAGTTTCTATTAGCTGCCTCAGCCTGTCTTAATGATTGAATTTCACCAGCTTCAATAGCCATTAATCCTTGTATTTTTTGTAATTCTAAATTTCTAGCATCTGTAGCCCCAGCTCTTCTAGCTTGATCAGCAGTCCATGCGCCTTGAGCTATTTTCATTTCAGCCTCTCTTTCCATTGCTTGCACTCGACTAGCCCCTTGAGCTTTTAATCTAACATTTTGAGCCTCTTGATCACCTATAGTTGCGCTTGCAGTTTGAGCTTGTGTTTGGGCTTGATTTTGCAAAGCTTGAACATTTACCATACCAAGTTCTTGCATTTTCTGAAGTGTAGTAGCTTGGGATTGCTGATAAAATTCTCTTTGTAATTCAAATTGTTTTTGATTTATTGTTAAATCCTCGTATACATTTTCAAAATTTGTTTGTATGTCTGCATATGGATTTTTTACATCACCGTACAAATTTTTCATATCATATCTCGTAAACTCTCCTTTTAACTCATCGAGCCGAGTAGTATCAGCGCCAGAAGTATCTTTACTAGTCCATCCCCATCTACCTTTTAAAGGACTAACTCGATAACCAATATTTTTTTTCTTTTTTGTCATATCGTTTAATTATATAGTTTATAATTACAGTTTTTATGTGATTTTTAGCTACTTACAGCTACATTAGAACCAACAGAGTATAATTCAGCTTCCTCTAACGAATCGTTGTTAAAAGAAATCTCAGCATAGTAACCTAATATACTAGACATGTTAGCAACATTGTCCTTTTGAAACGCTAAATAATCTTTTGTTTGTGGCAGTATAACAACAGCTGGATCAACTTCACACACTATAACGTGATTTAGAGGATCTGTTTGATCAATACTAGATACTATGCCTATTGGGTTTATATATCCATCTTGCACTCTCCATGGGTATACAACCGTTGGAGTTGTTGTTGGTATAGAATAAATATAATCCCCAGTTTGTACAGAGTAATTTCTATTTTGATTTACTAATGTTAATGTTACCGTTGCCATATTTTAATTATGCTAATGTTAATAAATAATCTAAATCCATTGTTGCTGTGTAAGAGTAATTACCCCATTGTATGTTGCTTAAAGACACATCTACTTTTGCAGTTTTACTAGTATCTGAAAATGTTATTTTACTACCACTTTCTAAGGTTTGATTAGAAGGTTCTACCGCTACAGATGCTCCAGCGCTTACTGTGCTTACATATGGATTTCCAGATATTCCAACGCCAGTAACTTTAGTTTTTCCAAAAGTTAATGTTTCTCCGTCTTCAAACGTTTGAGCACGACTTACTACTACTTTTTTGCTCGTTGAGTTTACCGAAGTAATACTTATTCCATCAGAAGTATCTTCCCCATCTAAAGTTGAAGCAGATGCTTTTACTAGTCTCATTCCAGGATAAAGACCAGTTATTGAATCAAGCGTAACAGTATTTCCACTAGCTACAGAACCATCTACCGTTTGAGTAATAGCTGCTATTGCCCCATCAGTACTAGTAACGTTTACAGTTTTACTGCTACTAGAAGTAGCATCTGTAGTTGTTGTAGTATCATTTATTGTTACTGTAACATCAGATATTTCAAAACTACAACCACCGCTTAAGTATTGTAATCCAGAATTATTATTTTGAGCTGTAAAAGTTAAAGATTGATTATCATCTAAGTTTTGATTATTTGATGTTGTTATTTTGTTATTGTCTAAATCTATACTAACTACTGATTGTGCACCGTCAGCAACAGAAAAAGGGCTTGATCCAGTTATTCCGTCTCCAATTCTTAAACCATCTACTGTATCTAATTTTATAGTAGTAGTATCAGCAAAATCATCAGCCGGGTCATTGGTTAATATAGTTCTAGTTATAGAGAATAAATTACTATTTAATTCATTTAAATCTACTCCACTTGGAGATATGTCTATAACAGCTTTATTAGAAGCACTAACTGTAATATCAAAAGAAAGTGTAGCGCTTGTTTCTTGGTTACTTAGTTCTATACTTGTAACAGAAGCATAATCACCAGAAGAATTAGTACTTGTAACCGCAAAAGTACCAGTCGCTGCTTCAGCTTGTGTTACTTCAAAAACCGTGTCAGAAGCTGATCCAGAATATACACTGTCTACAGCAACAAATTCAAATTTATATATCTCATGTTGATTTGTGTGAGATGGTATAACTATTGGCAGGGCACCTTGAGTTACGGGTATATTTGAAAATCTTGTAGTAGCGCTACTAAAAACTTGATCAACTGGATCATAAGTATAACTATCTGAATTCCTTGTTATACTTAAATGAAATTTAGCTTTAGCATGTCCAATAGCAGTAAAATATCTAGTAGTACCAATTCCAGGTAAAATACTTTTGTCAAAATTAATAGAACTAATTTCTACGTTTAATACACTTGCTTGTTGCTCTGCTAATTCTGCAGCCTCTTGTTCTTCAATAGTTTGTTCTAAACTATTTATTATATTTTGTTCTTGTTGTTCTAAAGTAATTAACTGTTCTTCTGTCAATGCTTGTTTTTCTTCTATAGTAGCTAATTTTTTTACTTCATTAATTACTTTTATACCTAAGTCTGTTTTATTTAATTCAAATGAAAAATTAATATTACCAACACTCATTCTCTTAGTTGCCTTGTATTTTATTATAAAACTTTTTGAAAATACATTACCAGCAACAGCATTAACAGATTCTTCTACAGTATAATTAAATCTATCTGTAGAACTTAAAGAGATTTTTGGTTCAGAAGAATAATAATAACCATCTTTAGCTTTAAAACTTACTACAGCTATTGTGTTAAAAAAATCGTTAGTAGTTGTATTTACAAAAAATTCCTTACCAACAAATGCATTGTAAGAAGGTAAAGATCCAAATGTTTCAAGGTATTTTTTATTTGATATTACATTTCCATTTTGCATACGGTGGTAACCACTAGGCACACCTTCTTTTTGAGCACTTGAAATAGTAACAGTGTGATTGTTATCTACTTTATAGTTTAAAGAAAATCTTAATTTTTTTTGCATAATTATTATAGTCTTTGTGTTATTCTTTTACTACTACCACCGCCTGGTCTAAGATTAGGAGAACTACCACCTTGACAAGTAACTCTAATGTCATTTATATATATCTCTCCATTTGTATGATCATCATGTAATATTTGAAGCATTATCAACGCGTCAGCAACCAACCCAGTTATTGTTGATGCTGTATTAGTAACCCATGATTGATCAATATTACTAGTAAATGACAAAGTGTAAACTGATTGAGATTGCGCGGCAATAACTAAGTCGTTATTACTCACAACTTCTAAAGCATTAACTAATGATGGCACACCATAGTTAGCCCCTTGATGTACTGTTCCCGAAGAGGGCGCGTTAAATGCGTTTTCTGTTATTTCCTGTTCTGGTCCATAAGGAAGACTACAATAACTAGGATGCCAATTACCTAGCATAAAAACTACTGGTACAGAAGTTACACCATTTGCAACTAATTGTGGGTATCCCCGTGTTAAATCAATATCTATTTCTATTGTGTATGTATTTATATAGTTAGTCCAATCTGGTCCTAAATTTATTTTTGTAGCTATACCCGCTGTTTTAGCTTGTGCACCAACAAGGTTATTAGCAATTCCTAAACTAGTTCCTGGATCAAAATCTCCAATTCCACCATCAAATTCCATTTGCCACATTATAGAGTTGCCACTCCAAAAATAAACATTATCTTCAGATTTATCATACCAACTCATCATTCCATTTAACTGAGAAGTAAAGCCTTGCCAATTAGGAAATAAAGGCACAGTATTACCCCAACTATAATACCAAGCAGTATCATACCATTTATCAAAAGTTTGAGGTATTAACGTTCCTCCTGAGTTTTGTATTGTGTTATTCCCAACTAACTGACCCCACCAAGCAGTTATTTCATACCAATTATAAGGTGTTGTTTGTTGTCCAGATGCAAACCAAGGCGAACTCCACCAACTTATTTGTTCGTAATTGGTGTTGCTCATGTCCACGTCAATTCCAATACCTGAATCATTAGCATCAATAATAGCAGTTACACCAGAAGGCAATGTACCCACAAAATTAAACGTAGGGTTTACACAAGGTGGTGTAGAATAGTTACAACAAGCATTAAGTGATACTAGTGATCCAAAACCTCCATATGACATTACTTGTGCTAAAGTTGTTACGTTGTTACAAATTTCTTCATAATTATCTGCCGCTGGATCTGTGCACCAATTCCAATAACATGAACCATCATCAACAGTCGCTGTTGAATCATAATTAACTGCGCTAGGAAGCGTACACCCAGGTATTGGCACTACACAAGCCGCTTGACAAGCTGCTAGCGTAGAATACGCTCCAGTGCCATCTAATGGGTCTGAACAATTCCCTTGACCATCACAATCCCAAGAAGGGTAAATACATGATCCATCATCAATAGTTGCTAGTGCGTTAAAATTAAGCGCTAAAGGATCGGTACAACCATAAACATTTGCAAAAGGAGTATTAGTTAAATCGTGATATATTTTACCCATATCAACAACAACATCAAATGGAGGTAAAATAAACGGTATTGTTCTAATATTATTATTTAATATGTCTGTAGATTGACTTGCATTTGCCCCACCACTACAAGCTGAAACACTTAATTCTCTTAACAAATCTAAACCAGAACTTTGATTTGGAGGATACGTAACACCAATTGGTTGAGTTGAATCGTTACAATTCCAGTTATAACCATTTGTTACATAAGAAGGACCACTAGGATTTTGATCTACACTTAGTTGATTAGGTGTTGCTTTTAATTGTTCTGTAAATATAGCGTCCACTATATCTGGCGAAGTGTCAGCATAACTTTCACAATTAGTTTTAAAACTGGTGCCTAAAAATACACCTGCATTTATAGGAACACCTGGATCCATAGCTGGAAAAATTCCTATAGTTGGTTTATTATTGACCGGAGAATTAGCTATTATACTAGGAAGAGTAGTTTGAATAAGATGGTTATAATCAATAACTGGAGAATTAGCGCTATCATAAAAAGTAAATTTAAAATCATTACTTGTTGATGAATCTGGCCCTAAAGCATGGAATTGTCCAGATGTAGAATTATAACTACCACTTAAAGGTATTTGATCAAGTTCTACTGCAAAAGTAATTAAAGATTGTGGTAAATCTATAGGGTAATAATCAACATCAACTGGAATGTACTTATTTGAAGCAGGCGTTCCGTTTCCATAAACATCTCGCATGCTATCTAGTTGAAATTCAGATAATGTTAATTCTATTTCTATTGATTTAGGATACGTGTCTATGTTTATATCGTTATATATTTCTTTTACATTTATTTCTGTTATAACAATATCTTCATGTTGTGTTGTTAAGTGTATAGGCCAACCTAATTTATGAAAATAATTATATCCTAAACCGTGATAATCACTTGTTGGAACAATTTTATATTCAGTATATCCATTTCCATGAGGTGATGGTATTCCTGCTGTAGTAATAGTATAATTTTGAGCAACACCAAACCAAGGCGCCATTGATGTAGATTGTAAGTGCATTCTATTTACACTTAAAAAGTGAGCAGATAATTCTTCTAAATTACCCGCTGCATCTGTTTTTGGTATAACATATATACTTCTTTTTAATGAGGTTTGCATTACATTTTGAGGTAAGTTTAATGTTAAATTACCTTGTATTGTAAAAGGATCACTTGAATTGTCAGTATCTTCATATGGAATATGATCTTGCCAAGGAGCAACAACAGCCCCTGAATTCCAATCGTTTAATACACTAACCATATCTTGCCACTCTGTTGTGCTTGTTGAGCTATCTATCCAATCTCCTATTAATAAATATTTATTTATTATTGGACCAACATAATCAACGTCTCCAGCATAGCCCAAACCTTGAAAAGAAAATTCTCTAGAATCTAATTTATTTATTACTCCATTTAATTGACCAGGCAGTTTAGTGCTATTTTCCCCTTTTATATAGTTGTACCATTTTCCTTCTTTGTTTATAAACTCAGGAACTTTACCTTCTTGTAAATCTGTTTTTATATTATCTACATACCAACCGTATTTATGTGTTAAATTATAATATTCACCGTCATTATATCTTACACCGTCTTTTATCTCTGTAATAAACTCTTCTATTTTAGACTGACTACCTTCATATTCTAGAGTTTTAAAACTTTTTACATTCGACGTTAGATCATTAAGAACAACAGAAACACTTGATTCATAAGAAACGTTGTAAAACGTATTCATAGAAACCGTTTCAGAATTATGCATGTATGGAGTTCCATTATCGAACGTATAATATTCACCTGACAAACTAACGCCTGATTGTGGAATAAAACTTTTAAAACTAGTCCATCCTCTAACTGATTCGCTAAAAGATAGCGTTACCGGCTTACCAATTTGCAAGTTGTCCTCTGGTTTTATAAGTGTATTTCTTTGATTATTTGTCGCTATACTTGTCGCCATATTATTATTATTACATTGCTCCTAACGGATCGTCATATATTGGAATATCAATCCAGTTTGGTAAATTAAATGTTATATACTCTTCACGCTCGTTAAATGGTAATATTGTTAAATTGTATTCCATCTTTTTCATGTCATACGATCCTAATAATTTTTCACCATATTTTAAATTTTCATTAAACCAAGACTTCATACCATGATCTGATATAGGTTCTAGACCATCTAAAGATAATCTCATTACAGCGCCTCTACTTTTGTCTGTAAAATAAACTCTATATGATTCACTTGAAAATGATTCTGGATTTTTAGATATACCATAATCACCAACAAAAGGTTGTGCTTGTCCTAATACAGCATTTGAAGATATTAATTGAGGATTACCGTCTGCGTTGTATAAAGCATCTTTATTTGCTAATATTTTTAAAATTCTATCTTCACAAAAAGCAACTAAATCAGTATTTCTAGTAAAAAGCTTTTGTACGCTACCATATGCTGGGTTTAGATCTTTAGTTATTTGATTAGCTTCTATAAATTGATTTAAGCCGTTTAAACCTGTTTTCGAATTATACAAAGAAGAATATACTAAACCGCTTTTTCTTACTTCCTCTTTATATTGCCTTAAAGATATTGTAGATACTTTTGGTCCATTGTTTATAGTTTCTGCATTAAAATCATCTCTAACTCTATCTGATTCTACCCCATTTTGAAAAGAAAAGCAATTATACCAACTTAATCCAATTCTATTTTTAGAGATATTTCTATTGAACAATAAATAATCAACTACTTGAGAATTAGCAAAAGTATAATTAACGTTTAAATTAGCCGTAGTATAATTCCCGTCTGGTCTTATAAAAGTAAATTCTTCGTCATTAGAAAAACTAATTTCACCAAGATCAAAAGTTACAATTCCACCAGTGATATCACTCCATATTTGCAATTTAGTATCATCCCAAGAATAAATAGTAGCATCGTCAGGTAGTATGCTTTCGTCAGGATCATTTTTTAGTGAAGCATTGGTAAAAACTTTAGATCCAACAGGTGCAAAATCATAACCATGCACATCATCTAAATATATAGGATATTGCATGTTTGTTTCATGATACATGTCTAAATCTACATTACTTCTTGGCTCTGTTTCAAAAACAGCAGGATTAGAGCTTTGTTGATTTAAAGATTCGTCTCCTTCGTCTGGTTTTAACCAAATAATCGATGTAGCTCTATCTGCTTTTGGCATAAGTGTACCATTAGAACTATGTTTAGCTGGATCAATTGGATTCCAATTTTGTTGAAATGGACTTGGTGATATTTTAAATCTCCACGTCACCCGTCTATTATTAGATTGTAGAAAAATAGCCTTATTAGTAGGTCCTAGAAGTTTACCTTGAAAAGTAACCATATCTGGATCACTACCATACACGCCTGGTGTAGTACCACCATTATTTACAATGTCATTAACAGTCCATTTGTTATTAGTAAAATACTCTTTAGCGTGCATATCTGGGTCTACCCAATTTGGGGTGTTAAACGCTTCCAAAGCCCCATTAACATGGCGATAGCTAGGTAAATGCCCTGGGCTGTGTTGAACGTTAATCAACGTTGAAGAGACTCCTTCGCTATCTGGTTTTATCGTTGTATAATATGGAATTGCCCAAGGACAAAACTCAGCAGTAAAAGCTAATTTAGATTTTCGTGATGACCCAGCGCTGTAATTAAAATAATCAAACCCGCTTTGTCTATCCCATCGTCTATAATTTGATCTTCCAAACGGAGACCCAAATGTAGTTGAGTAAGAGTCTGTAAATACGTTTCCGTGCATAGCCTCATACATTGACGTATGATTAACCCTTTTCATTTTATAAGGATTGTTAATAATAGTATAAATAGTACCATCTGGATCGTCAGCAAATTTAAATTGTGACCCGTTAAATATTCTTCTTGTTGTTGAACTTTCTTGATCGTGGCTTTTATTCGACGCGTCTCCAATAACCCAATTAGTTGGATTGTCTATTGCTTGCTGTGTTAAAGGGTCTGGTTTAATACCAGCAAAAGCTAATTCCATTACAGCCGCATTACCACCATTTATTTCATATATACCTCTTCCAAATCCCATTCCCCACTTAAATTTATTTGGATTAAATCTACTTGGCTCACTACCACCTTGACCTATAGCGTAAAAAACTTGATCAATAAACCATTTGCTTGAAGTACCAATTAAACTATCCCAATCAGCAACTCTATGACTAGCTCCAACACCAGAACTTGTTACGTTGTTTGTTACAAAATCACTATGAATACCAGTATTATAAGACGCTGTATTTGAACTTGGTATTGAGGCGGCGTTTGCACTTGTTATTGTACCAAATACAAATTCGTTTTTTTGAATTTTATGTCCTCTTCCCCATTTTGGAGCTAGATCATCAGCAAAGTAATAAACACCAGTTGAACCGGCTGTAATTTGTTTTTGGGACGAAGTTTGTTTTGTATATAAATTGTCAACTACTAATTCATCTTTTCTAATTTTAACAAAAAATCTACCATCAAATTCTGGTAAATTTTTTATTTCGGATTTATAAATAACAACAGTTATGCCTGAACAAACACCAACATTTGTATATTGGGTACCAGACGAAGAATTAGATGGGTTTGTTCCGCTGAGCCATTGATAATCATGATCTGCTACACCGTCTCCTTTTATTTCTACATGATACCTATTAGGACCTGTTTCTTTGGTAATATTATTTATTTCATATCTTGGACTTTTATATCCAGAATCACTTAAAAACTGTATGTGGCTTGCTTTTTCCATTTCATCCTGATCGCTTTCACCACCTTGTCCTACCCAACCGTAGTTGCTAGTAGAGGTTGAGGAGTCACCAGATAAAAATGAAAATTGCTTTTGGTTTACGTGTGCACCTGGTATAAACGCTTGTGCAACATGGTCACCACCCGTGTGGTCAAACAAAGTTGCAAAACCATTAACAGACCCTAATTTTTTATTCCTTGTTTTTACAAAATCTGGAGCTTCATTTTCTATAGCTATAACTTTATATTTACCCTCTTCTGAGACCAAAGCTTGCGAACCACTTACATCAGGTTTCTTTTTTAGTATTAGATAAGTGTCTTCATCAACTTTATTTCTTTCTGCAGAAGGAAAAGAAATCCAAACGTTATCATCTCCGGCTTCATATATTCTATCCATTGCTAGATTGTAATATTCATTTGTAATTTCTTTTACAAAAACCTTATAATATTCAGCCCAATGAGGAGGTTCGTTCTCTATAACAGTTGTTAAGTTATTAGCGTTTATTGATTCAATTTTTGGTATTGTTACAGAAGAATCTTTGTCTGTAAACACAGGTGTTTGTCTACCATATTTATCTAAATAAGCTAAACCTAGTTTATATGTTCTTAATGATTTTAAAGATTTTCTTCCAACCGCAGTCTCACCATCATCTAACCACTCACCTATTCTTGGTTCATAACCAACATTGATTTTAGGTTTTACAATTTGATTTGCAAAATCTTTTAAATTATATCCGTGTGTATAATTACCGTACACTAATCTATTTGCGACTATCTCTTGTGCTATAGCTTTTTTAGGTACAAAATCCCAATGTCTTAAGGTTTGATCTTCTGGTAATGAAGCATAAATATTTTCAGATAATATTTTATATGAACCCGTATGTGCGTTGTCCATTGCAAAACTACCTGGATGAGTCCAAGAGTTATACCACGCCCCATTAAAGTTCTGATTCAAAGGATCATTTATCTTAATGGTGTCAATAGAATATATATTTGGTGATTTTTCTTCTTTATATAAAATATCTATTTCAGTTACATCTTTTGGAATGTATGGAGATACAAAATCTTTTAATACTAACTCTTTTATAGTATTTTTCATTCCTAAATTATAAGCTTCTTTTGGGTGGTAATTATAATTATCAGGAAAAAACACTACATCGGTAAATGGACTTGTTGGAGAATATTCCCCGTCTTCGAACTTATATCTATAAGCAAATCTAGGAAATTTAGTTTCAAATATTGGTTGTGTAACTTCTTCAAGTCTAGCTCTATAATCATCAGGAGAGTTTGATGCATTAGCGGCTAAATACACAACGCGCGCTATACAAAGAATTGAATTTGTAGGTGTTCCAGTTATTTCTTTAATTTGAACTTTAAAGACAAAGTTTTCAGGCAAAGGTTTTGTAAGCTCTTGCGTTTGAGTTTGTATTAGTATTATATCATTTACTAAAAAACTTGGCCTATCATTATCTCCTTCAAATTTCATTTGAATATCAGCACCTTTAGAAATAAACTCAGATGTGGTTGTAGCGTTACATTCTAAAACACCTTCTCTTCCTTCTAAATTAACATGAATGTTAGGACTTGTTTTAGGGGCGGGTTTTATAACTGTTATGTGTTCTTCTTTTACATACTCTGTTGGTGAAACAAGAGTGTTGTTTCTAAAAAGTTTTGTATGTACATCACCGCTAAAATCTGTACCTAACTTAGATCTTAATGTATTTATTTTTTTAGGTTCTGACACGCCATCAGTCCAAAAAAGTAGATCATCTATAATATTCAAACCTGTTATCAAGTTGTCTTTATCAAAGTTTAACACTCTTTTTCTTTCAAAAATAAACATTATAGGGGTGTAAGCAGAAGGAATATTCTGAGGATGAGATAACACTATTTGTGTTCTGTGTGGATGAGTAAGAGTAGGAACTAAACCTACGCTTTTAACAAAAACATGATCGCTATATCGGTTTTCTAATTCATCAAAAGCACTGTTGCTACATATAGCGCGTATAGACATATTTTTTTCTATATATCTACCGTCTTCAATAAATATTGAACCAATTGACATTCCTGTTGGAACAATATCTGTGTCAATTTGAGTTCTACCAAATTGAAATATATCTACAAAAACAGGTTGAATATTAAAATCAAAGCTAGACGTTGATGTCATTGATTTAGTAACTTCAAATATTATGTCTTTTTTTGTCCAACCTTTTATTCCATTTGTATCTACAGGTTGATCTCTTAAAGAAAATATTCCAGAAGATTTATCAAAAGCTTGACGACCAATAGATTCGCCAGTAGTTAACCAAAATAATTTTTCGTTTTCATTATCCGCTATAGAAGCAACAGTGTCAACGCGTTGTTTGTACCCCGTACCTTTTGCATAATATGTAGATATTTCTAAATTATCGCTAATATTAGTTGGCCATGTTACTACAGATTGATTTCCTTTTATATTTTTAACAACACCAACACCCTCCTTGTCAGAAGTGCTAACCTCTACGTTTGCGGCATGTCTATATTCACCATTGGGAACAAGTCTTTCATCAAGATCCTTATTCATTTTACCAGAGGTAAAAACGTTTTTAAGCTTTGGCATATATTAGTGTTTTATCCACTTAGATTTACCTCTAAGTATTTGAGTTAATTCTTCTAATTTTAAATTTGATAATCTTAATTTTGCTTTTCTAGTTTCAGCAAATTTTTCTTTTTTAAGTCTAAGTATTTGAAATTGTGGCATATTAGCTCTTGTAGAAACTATTGCATATGCTATCCATTTATACACAGCTTCTTCTGCAAATTTGTGAACTTGCATTTCTTGATCAGTGCCTAGACTGTCGCTTATATATTTTAATACTATATTTTTTCCTGAAATATTAGAACTAAAATGTAAAATATCATTATCAATAAAAAACGATCCATTTACATGTGCATATTGAGGATCTAGTCCATATCTTTCGTTATCAAGACGCCAATGAGTATCGTCAATATAATCATCATGATTATTATAAGGAACACGAGATCTGTATTTTCCAAAACTACTAGAAATTAAATTATTTTTTTCAAAGTGACCCGCGCTGTCGTCTACAAGAACAATATTATCTATAATACCAGTAAAAGCTATGGTACCAGGTTCTATAACTAATGTTTTAGAATCAGAATCTGTTGTGGTTTGAAAATTAATATCATTAGTTATTAAATTAATATCTAAATCTACAACAAACTCTGTACCGGTTACTGTTGGTACATAAACCACAGTACCGTTTACATTTCCATTAACCCATTTATATCCTTCATCACCATAAAGACTAATTTTTAAATTACCAGCTTGAGGAGTTGTTATTGGTGTACCACTAGAAACCGGATGTTTAACATCAAATCTAAGTTTATACTTACGACCCATTTTAACGTCTACAGGTATAGATAATTTTTCTCCGACTGCTACGCTAGTACCTAATATAGCCCCACTATCATTATCATGAGAAGAAACATAATTAGTCCATTCCCAACCAGTACCCAACGTCCACTTGTCTGCATCTTTATTAAAAGAACTGTTATTAATAAAGTTTCCTTTACGCTGTGGATTTGAGACTTTACTAATTGGATATATAGTACGTTGTACACCAGCAGCATCTACCCAAGATATATTAGTGTAGTTTACATAATCTTGTGGTAGCATTAATCTTAGAGAAGGTGGTACTGTTAATTCTTGAGATTTTATTGATTTAAAGGTGTCAAAAGATAATTCTTGTAACGCTCTTTGTGCGTGAAAAGCAACGTCTGTTTTTTTAACTTTAGATATCAACTTGTCTTCACCAACGTAACTAACAATAAACTGATTTATAATAGTATCTAAATCTGTAAATTGATAATTACCACTATTTCTTTCATCAGAATAATAACTGTGTTCGTTTTGTGTAATTAATCCCATTTATTTATTGTTTTTCTTTTAATTCTTTTTGTTGCTGCTCTTTGTCTGCTTGCATATACAATCCTTGATCTTCAGTCATAATACCTGATAATTCTAATATTTTATGAACAAGTTTTGTTTCTTCAGTTGAATGTAACTCAAAGTCAGTGCTGTTTACAGGATCATATAAAGCCTTTTCATTACCACTGCTTGTTGGCACTATAACATAAGCCCATTTTGCTGGATTAGGTTTTCTTGTAAATGTACAAGTAATATCTGATACTATAGATGTTGGGTAAACTTTTAAACCAGTTGCTATTTTATTATAAACTGGTCTAGTTCTATTAGGAGTTGCTAGTGGAGAGTTGAAATATGTTAAGGCTTCGTTTTCATTTACAGGTTCAACTTCATATAAACCGTCGAAAACAACCGTGCCTAAACTATAAAGATTTGCAGGAAGGGTAAAAACATTCATATTAACACCAGAACCAGAATTATAATTAAGTGGCGCACTTCTTACCTTAAATAAACCTACTTTTTCGTTAATTAACTCTAAAGCATCGGAATATTCTGTGTCATTACCATGAACTCTGCTGATTTGATTTATATCGTAAAAATATTGTTCAAAAAGATCTAATTGAGCTTGACTAGCAAATAAATTAAACTCTTGTGGAGTTATATAACCTCTTTGCTCTTTATTAGCTATAGCCAAAACTTTTTGATATACTGTATCTATATTTACTGGCATATTATTTATTTTTATAAGGAAACGCTTTGTTTAACGTTTCTTTTCTTTTATTGCAACCACAATCGTTTTTTAAAACACCATTTTTTTGTAAAAATTGTGTAAAAGTTTTAACGCCTGTAGCTGTTGTAATTTTTTCTATAGTGTCGCCTAAACCTCTTGATTTCATTTATTTGTTTTAAGTAGTTTGCAATCGCCCCGTAGGGCGACCGCTTACTACAGTTTGATTAGCTTAATCTTTTCTCTATATTAGAGTAGATTTCCATACCTTCATCAGTTTTAAACCAATGTGCTAAAGCAGTATATGGATGTTCATCAAATGGAATTACCATTAACTTTCTATTATTAGAAGCCCATAAGAATTCTCTTTGATTTTTAGATAATTTTAGTATACCAGCTTCAACGGCTTTAATACCAAAGTTTCTAAGTTGAACATTGTCATCATTTATTAATTCTAAGAATAAAGATGGGTTTCTTCTAGCAAATACTAATAAATCACGTTTAAGTTCTTTAGAACTCATCTCTGATACTTTAGAACCAATTTCTACACGCATAACAGCTTCTGCCATATCAATTTCTAAAGTTCTAGCAGCGATAATTGCATCTGCTTCTAACTCCAGCATGTTTATTTGATCTTCTGCTATTTTAGCAGGTTTGTATTCATAAAAAACTTTGTCTCTATGAGGATGATATAAAGAAAGTAATTTTTGTAAAATTGTTTCATTTTTTGGAACATGTAATGCTCCATTTCTAAAAATAATGTGTGATAAACGTTGATCACCTTTCATTTCGTCTACAAAACAAGTTTGTTGATTTTTACAATATTTTAATTCTCTTTCAAGTCCTTTTTCTTCGTCAAAGTAATATATTTGAGAAGCTCTAATAGTTCTAGATACTGGTTTTGCTCTTCCTTTTAAGTAATAAACCCTATCTTTTACTTCCCAAGATGGTTTTTTAGGTTCAACTTTTATTTTTGGTTGACTTACAACCTGTGGAATTTCTTCCACCTCTGTTTTTGTTTCTTGTTTTTTTGCCATAATATAATATATAATAAAATTAATAAAAAATAAAAAGGAGGGCAGAGAGCGTTTACATGCATGCCGCCCTCCCTTTTAAAAGTTGCTTAGTTAAATAACATAAAGTTATTTGCCCCTTGCGTAATTAAACATCTTTCAGTTAACATGTGTAGTTGCATTGCATCTAAAGCAGATGTAGCAGCTCCAACCGAACCAGTAACCCAAGATTTCATTCTTCTATCATCAGTTTGAGAAGCTCTATAACGTACGTGTAAGAACGGACGTCTCATATTAGCTCCAACAGTTTGATCGTAAACAGAAGACACACCAGCAGGAATAATAACTCCTCTGATCGCGCCAGCAGTGTAAGCAGCGTTAATACCACCTCTAGTAGCTAAATCATTTAAGTATCTGAAATCAGATTTGTAGAAGTCATAAGAACCTCTTCTGAAACCAGTAAAACCTAAATTAAGTGCCATATCAGCAGAGTTATCAAATACTCCGTAAGAAGTACCACCAGCTCCGTAAGAATTCATTGAAGCTAACATATCATCAACATTAAGTGAAGTTGCTCTGTTTAAGAACATCATGTTTTCTTCAATAGCACCTTGCTTGTCAAACTCAGCTAAGATAGCATCAAATTCAGCTAAATCAGAACCACCACCAGTAACACCAGAAGATAAATTACCTCTAGACTCAATAGCATCAAATAAACCTTGAGTACCCGTAGCTGTGTCAGCAGTTAAATCAAAAGCATCGTCAGTTAAATCAGCAGCAGATACAACTGGATGACCAGTAGCACCAGCATTAGAACCACCTCCCATTTTTGCTTCTAACATCGCCATTTCTAAATAATCAGTGAATCGAGCTCTTGTATCAGATGCAGCTTTTAAATACCATAAGTATCCAGAAGTACCATCTTCAGCAGAAACTTCAACCCAACCAACTCTAGAAGCGTCAGAACCTGAAACTTCGTAGTAATCTTTCATAATAATTGGTTTGTTCATGAAAGACTTGAATGAAGGTTCGTTTGCACCTCTTTGATCAGTAGCAGTACCATCATTACCAACATTAGCGTTAGTATTGTAACTTCTACCTTTTTGGAATTCAGAACCATAAACTAATATAGTAAGTGATTGAGAACTTGTCTCAGTAATACCAGCAGCGTTTAAAGAAGCTACACCATAAGGAGCAACTTCAAATTCACCAGATGTAACATTAGATTCTGTTACTAAAGCTTTAACAACTCCACTAGCACTAGCGATGATAACAGTATCGTTAACTCTAATACCATCTTCACCGTCAGTAACTGCGTTACCATCGATGTCATGAGTGATTTCGATAATACCACCAGATACTACAGTACCACCAGCAGCTTGTCCTGATTTTACATTCCCTTTATAAGATAGATGTAATCTACCTTGTTCAGACCATACAACTTGATCAGCTGTCATAGCCTCTTCAGCCCCAACTTGTGAAAGAAATCCTGAAATAGTTCTCGGTCCGAAAACTTCAGCTTCTTTTTCCATTAGGTCTGGTACATATTGTTGCGCCCAACCTGCTCCCGCAGATGTCGCAAGATCTAGGTAGTTTGTAGATAACGTTGCCTTTGCCGTAGCTGGCGTGCTATTCAAAATACCTCCTGCAGTAATTGCCATAATTTTGTTTTTTTAAATTTGTTATTTATTTTTAATTTTAAACTTAAAATCAGAAGAAGTATCACCTAATACTTTAACTTTTATGCCACCTCCTTCGATAGTACCATGAGCTTGTCTAGCGCTCATATCTACATTTTTCGCTTTAGCAACACTATTTTTTAAAGCATCTGCCCTACCTTGTTCGTAAAAATGATTAGCAATAGCATCAGCGTTCATAGCTGTAAATAAAGATTTGTGATAACCCGCAGCATCTGTCATTTCAGCATTTTCATTTAGAAACTTTCCTATAAAATTGTTAATGTCTGTCTGCGTGTTTTTTACATCTTCTGCATTTTTAACGTTATATCTAAATCTTTTATCACCAATATTATATTCAAAACCTTTAAAGTTATTAAATATTTCGTTTGTTTTGTTTAAAAAATTAGTTTGTAAACGTTCTGCTTCTTTTTCACTTTCCTCCGATTCCTTGTTGTATCTATTAAAAAAATCTACAGCTTTTTGTTGATCTGTAGTTAACTTACTACCCGCTTTGATTTCTTCATAGTATTTGGACTTTTGCCCGTCCAGATAGGCTTTAGCGTCGGCAACTTGCTCTTTTAACGCTATTTTTTTCTTTTTAATATCTCTATCTTCATCTTCTTCTTCGTCGTACGAAAAATTATCTTCAATTAAAAATTCTATTTCATCAGGTGTTAGATGAGATTTTGTTTGTTTATAGTACTCTCTTAGCACTGTCATATCGTCATAACTAGAAAAATCTTGATTAAGACGAACGTAATCTTCTAAAGTACCACCAGTTTCTTCCATAAAATCTACAACTTTTTGTAAATTTTCAGGTATTGCTTTTCCAGTTTCTGCTTCTTCTAACTTAGCATCTAACAATTCTTCTGTAAGTTCAGTAGCTTTGTCTTTAACTTCTTCTTTAGTTTCTTCAGTAATTTCTTCTAATACTGGGGTTTCTTCTTGTGCTTCTCCTTCCGGTTGTACTTTTTCTTGTTTCTCTGTGGACTCGGTGTTATCAGACTCTGTAGCCACTCCCTCGTCGACAGGGTTATTTTCTTTAGTTTCATTTTCTTCTGGTTTTGCTGGTTTGCTTAAATCAACCTTAGTTATTGTTTCTTCTTCAACTTTAGGTTTCATTTTCGTTAATTTTTTAGCTTTAGTAACATTATCTTTTGTTTCACTGCTATTTGGTTGTTTCTCAGGTTGCTCTTTTATTTTTAATTTACCAACCTCGTTGTCCACAACGGGATTTTCTTTTTTATTTGCCATAATATAATATAATAATAATTAGTTAAACTTCTGTTTTTTATCTAGGATCAAAGGCTCCTAATCCAAATTCTCCACTAATAATATCATTACTTGTAGATTCAAAGTTTTTAGGTGCTTTTGCATTATTTCTTTGATCAATTAACTCACTTTGTTGAGTTGCTTGTATTCTTGTTCTTTCGTCTTTACGATCTTCTTTTTCTTTTTCTTTATTATTAGCGGTTTGATTTTCTAATTCTTTAAGTTGCATGTTATATTGAAATTCTAACGCCATTAATTCTTTTTTGAAATTAACCTCTTGCTCCATTTTTTGTGTATCAAGTTGAGCTTTGATTTGTTCCAACGTACCTTCTTGCATGGTTTTAGCTTCTTGCTTTTGCATCTCTAATTGAGTTGCAGCTTGTTGAGCTTGTATATTAGCTTGAGATTGCAATTGAATGTTTTGCTGTTGTATCATTTGATCTCTATCTTGCTTTTTCTTTCTACGTATTTTAAGCAATTGGTTAGCTAATTTAATATTTTTAATTTCTCTAATATCAATAGCGTCTTCCAACTCTATATTTTCTTTAGATAAAGCGACTTGTATGTTATTTTCTAACATCATTTTTTCTTCTTCGTCTGGTTGAAGTTCTATAAATATACCAAAATCATATAAATGAAGATTAGATATTTCTTCTAATGTAGCAACATTATGAACGCCAACTTGTTGAATAAACGCATCAGCTGTTGGTGAGTACTCTAATATATCTGATACTCTTAAAGATAAACATTCTGCAGTTTCAGCTGTTAAAAACAAAGCTGATTGTAATAAATGTCTTGTTGCTGTATTACTATTTGCTGCGGCTAGTTTTTGAACTCCAACTAAAGCGTTTTTATCCGGCATAGTACCATCTCTAGCCTCGTTTAGTCCGGTAGTATCTCTTATCATTTGTAAATAATAATTATAATTACCTATAAGCGCTTGCAATTTATTACCACCACTACCACTAGTTATTTCCTGTATAGGTACTTTGCCAGGATTCATATCACCTTCTGAGGTAAACGATCTACCTATAACAGATCCAGTTTGGAAAAACATATTCAACGCTTCTTGAGGACTATAATTTGTTCCGTTACCTAAATCTATTTCAGCAAGACCATCTGCATCTAAATATACGCCATCTGGCACCATACGACCTAATACTTGTTGTAGTTTTAAATGCGTTAATTGAATCATATCAGCAAAACCAGTTATTCTACTAACTAAAGATTCTATTTTACCATTATACATTCTAGGAGCTACTATGCTATAGTTCATTTTAACTTTAGTAAAATCACTTTTAGGGCGTATCATGTTTTTTGCCATTTCCCACTTAAGTAATTTATTTGTACCTAAAATCATAGCCCCATCATATAAACATTCTATAGACCTTAATAACCTAGAATATTCACCTTCTTTTTCTTTTGGAGGATCAAAAGTATCATCTTTCATTATAGCTTTCATACCACCAGTAGAAGTTTCTTTCATTTTATAAACCTCATTCATATAAGTTTTATAATTAAAATAAAGTATTTGTACAGTGTTTTTATCGTCTTTATTTGTTATATGAATATTGTTATAATTATTTTTCATGTTACTTCTATTTTGAAGTATTTCATGTATGTCACTTTCTGTTAAAAAAGGAAACTCTTTCGCTAATTCATTAATAGGTACGGATTTTACTTCACCAACATAATATATATCTTCAAAATAAGGAGAGTCAGTATAAGAATAAACTAAATTTGCAGGATCAACATAATCTATAGTAGCGCCTTCTGAAGTATTAAAAGAAGTTTTTACAGCCGCTATTCCAAGAACAGTTAAGTCATAGTGCACTCTTCTTCTAATAGCTTCATAGTTATTTCCATCAAACAAAACATTTAAAGCTTGTTCTTGTGCTAATTCAACAGACTGTTTGTATGTTAATTGCATATGAAGTTCTAACTCTTCTGTTGTTTCTGGTAAAAATCTTTGATCCGTTTTGTACAAATCAACATTAAAATCATCTAAGACCATATCGTTAAAAGTCTTCATTCTCATATCACTAGCCATAGCCTCCATATATTGAGTTCTTTGCATCACTCCGTATGGATCTTGAGAATACGCCTTTATATCATACATTCTTTCAGACATACCGTTAACTACTATATCTACAAATTTAGGTATAATTGGAACTGGTTTCCAATCTAAATTTAAATAGGACAAATCACCATTTATTGATAACTCATCCTTGTATTTTTGAATAGATTGCTCGCCTCTAGCGTACAATCTAAGTTTATGAAAATTGTTTAGGTTATTTAAGTATCTATCATGACTATTGTCATTGTTAAACCATTCTTGTTGAATAGCTTTACCTACTTTTAAACCGTACTCATAGCTCAACTTCTCTGCATCGCTAACAGCTTGACTAGGAAAATAACTTTTTATAACAGACTCTGCCATATTTAATTTTTAATTATTTGAGACATATTTCCAGTATTTTTATACTTTGATATGTTTATGTTTAATTTAGGTTTTTCAATTTTTGCGTTTGGAGCATACAAATGCCTATTATTAGCCATTATAGCTAATCCAGAACTTATAGTTGCATCAAATTTTGTTCTTTTTGTTATGTCAAATCTAGCCCAATCATTTAATAGTGTATTAAAATATAGATCTCCAAATGAACCATCTTGTTTCATACCAACATGCTCTTGTATATACATTTCAATCGCAGCAGCATGGGCTTGTTTTATATCTTCACTGGAATTTGGTATACCTCCAACTTCTTTTTCTGCTACAGATAATTTATTCCAAACTTTATCTGGTCTATTCATACTAAAACCTCTATAACCTCTTCTTCTTAGATAATACAATAATCTAGGTTTATTATTTTCCGCTAATATAGGCATTCCATAAAAAACTATTGCCATTAACATATCTTCGAAAAATATTTCAGCCGTAGGTGGTCTTGATAGGTATTCTAAAAAGAAACTATTGGCCGGAGCGTCCTCCATACTAAACTTTGTAAGACCATGAAGAGCTCCTTTAGAACCTACACCATCTACGGTTCCTGATATATCATATGAGTCGCAACCAAAGGCCCCCATATGTTCATTACCAGGATATTTAATACCATTTTTAAGTACCACTTTATTTTGCAAATGTTGGGGTGGAACCCAACTAATTTTAAATCTACCTTTTTTATCTGGATAGAATATAACTTGCGTATCTTTAACACCATTTACCCATTGAAAATTACCAGTTGTAATTCCTAAAGTACTAGACATTTCTTCGTTATAATCTATTTGCTCATATATTTTTATAAGGTTAAATATACTATTTTGAGCTTCATCTCTAAACGCGTGTTCTTCAGTTCTTGGAAATTGTCTATAAAATTCATTTAAAGCATCTTGATCACTTTTTAGCCCATCAGCTTCATTCTGCCAGTGGTCAACAACACCTATATCTATTAATTCTCCGTGAGGATCGAAGACATCATGGTCTGGATTACTAAATACTGGAACACCGAATTCGTCAATAAATCCTTCGTAGTTCCATTCCATTGGGATAAAAAGAGAATATAGCCCAGACGCTGTCTGTCCATTTCTGTTTCGTTTTGTAACATCGGATGCATTGTATAGTTTTTTAAAGTTATCCCCTCCTTTGTCTAAGGCATTAGAGGTTGAGCCCATCATACATTTACCAACTATTCTACTACCTAATCTTAAACAAGTTTTTGTTACTCTCCAGTTATTTAGTATATTATCAGGTCTTTCCCATTTACCACTTTCATCGTGTACAAGTAGATTTAGTTTTTCACCATCATAACTATTGTCTCCTGTGTTCTTCCAATCTATAGTTGTGTCTAATCCTTCTAACTCTTCTAGTTTTTCATTAGATGTTATTTTCTTTCTTGTAAATTTACTAGCAGGCACTCTATATGCTAGCTCTGTCTTAGGTCGATCCATACCGTCTTGAATCGGTTTAAAAAAGAATGGATAATTTATACTAATTGGTACAACTTTATCGGTAAACATTTTTTTAGCATCAGCACCTGTTTTAGACAGTATACCATATCTAGCATCACCAGCAAGAGTAGCTAGGTTTACCGTTTCAGCAGACGACATAAAAGAAAATCCGGAACGTCTATTTTTAAGATAACACATTCCATAACATCTTCTGTCAGCTTTACAAGCCTCCCAAAATATATAAAACAATCTGTTTGCTTCCCTATAATCTGGTGCACCTACATCAATTTTGCTCCACTGTAGATACATGTAGTGTGTTCCTACTATATAAACTGGTTTATCCTTGTTTATAAACCAAAACCCTTCGTCTCTTCTTTTAAATTCTTCGTCTATATAATCAAACCACTGTTCTTTATTTTCGTTTGGATAATTTCTCCAATCAAAAATATTTTTAATTCTACTTAATTCTTTAGGATATTCTTGTTTTACCCATTTGTTTTTCTTATGTTTATATACTTCTTTAGGAGTTTTAGGTAAAGCTATTTTTAAGTTTTGAATTTCAAGTATTTCTCCTATTTGACCAGTTTTCGATATAACAATAATATCGTGTTCTTTATTATAACCGTATTTCCATTTTTTACCTCTATTCATACGAGTTATAGTCGTACGTTTAACAGGTTCAATTGTTTTAACTAATGTTTGCTTATAACTCATTTTGATCTTCCTTCTGCAAATCCTTTAAAAACTCTTTCTTTTTTTTCTTCAGGATCTTTGCCTTCTAAAATATTATTTTCTTCTTGTATTCTTTTCAATATTTCAAATGCATCAAATATAGCTAGTTTTTTAGTTGCCGCAGCATTTTTTAATCTATCAGCTGATATATCATCATCAGAATCTACAATAGCCTCTTTAGCCACTTTTATAAGTTCTTCAACTGCTTTGTGCCCAGCTTGGATTATACGCTTCTTCGTTTCCTTGATATTCATATTTGATTGTAATTAAATTTGATAAAACTCTATATAATCTTTGTTTGTCAACAATAAATTCATATTCAGATCTAGGGTCAAACCCAACTAAATCACCAACATTAACACTGCCATCTGAATATTTAACTATACCAACTAGTGGTTTTTCTATATTTGGATTGAATTGATTAACGTCTTTTATTGGTTGTACAAAACAATATCCATTTGGTGCATTCCATTTTCCATCTCTTTTATATAAAAAGATCTGATCTTTTGATATTAAATAAGTATCTTTATCAAAATAACTTCTACTGTTTTTTTCTACACCGTGTTGGTTGTGCCATCTACGAAACACATTATGATGTACTAAAACCGTATCATTAGTTTTTATATCTGTATCACCAATAATAGGAGTTGATGTAACAATAGCTTCTCTATTAACGTATTGATGATTGAAGATTTCAGTGTTAAGTATTAACTCTGAATCTCCAATCTTCTTTTTATTGTTGTATCTATCTCCTTTTGGTTTTACAACAAAGTTGTAAACACTTTTCATTAGTATTCTAAATTATACTCAATAGATATAGCCATGTTTTTATTAAAGTCTTTCCAAGGTATAACATTGCTTTCTTTTCTAATATATATAGAATACTTGTCTTCTTCTTCTAATATATCACAAATAGTATGACCTCCATAAACTTCTTGACCAACAGAATAATGCATGGCATCTGTTTTGTAATCTTTACCTACACTAATCTTTCTTATCAGTTTCGCCATTTTCTGGATATTTTAAAGTACCAGTATTAATATCAATATCTGTAGTACCGTATTCTTCATGTAGTTCTTTTTGCATAACTTCCATGTTTTTATGTAATCCATTAACAACATTTAGTAGTTGTGACTTTCTCACTTCTGTTGCACCAATTTCTAATTGATACCTATTAATACTACTTACATATGTTTGGATTTTCTTTAACTGTTCATCAGTTACAGTTTCTGGTCTAAGGTCTTTCACCTTAGGTGTTTTTCTTTTTGCCATAATTTTATTTAATTTAAGTTAATTTGTTTTTAATATTCTATTCCGAAGTTAAATATAATCGGATTCCTAACGCATATTTCATCGTCATCTTCTAACGCTTCTTCAACGTGATCTACTTTAAAGCTATCCGCATCTATAATAGCTGTAACTTTACCTATTTTTGCACCATCAGCAGCGATTAATTCATCTCCTACCGAAAGCACATCGTCAGCATCTGTACCATCTATAGTTAAAGTTGTTTCACTAGTTGTACTTAAAGCTACTGCTGCTTGATCACCAGCTTGATTTAACGCTATGCCCGTACCAAAGTCATGCGCTCCATTAGTAATAGCTGCAATCCAAAAACTTTGCATACCTGGTTGTGATGTTGAATTGTTGTAATTACCAGGATAAGTTGAGTTACCTATATTAACACCACCAGGTTGTAAAGCGTTTGCAACTTGCGCGGCTTGAGTACCACCTACAGTATTCATAGTTGCGGAAGTATATATCTCATAACTTTGAGTATATGTAGACGCACTAGCCATAAGAGATGCATCTATTACTTGAGAATATACAATATGATTTTTGGCTCCTGCAAAAGCTATTTTACCAGCTGCGTTATTAGTAGCGGCGTTAGCAGTTCCTAAAGAAGGTGGAGCAGCACCATTAACACTTCTTGCTATAAAAAATGTAAAATCCACCTCATTTCCAGCGGATCCATTAGTACCTGGCATTATTATATTAAAACTTTTTATACAAGCCTCACCCATTGGTATTTCAAATCTATGCCAGTCAAATAGTAAATCGTGTTGAGCGTAAGCAGTTGCAATCGCAGTGTCTATACGAGGTCTTACTGTTGCTAAATATTGTCCCATAATTTTATTTTTTTCTTTTTTCAAATGATCGTCCGCCAAAATAAGCACCGATCACAGTTATTAATACTAATTGTAAAAGATCTACATAAGAGTCTTTTACGTTAAAGTTAAGTTTACCAGCATCAATAAATATAAGTAGCATTGTACATACTACTAAAAATATTAATACTAGTGGTCGAACATTTTTGCTTAGCCACGAATCACTATTCATATCTGCTTTCCAGCGAGATGTAATGTTCTTTTCCATCTCAACTTCATAGTTGGCTATTAATTCTTTTATTTTGTTTTCTGCAGCAAGTTTTTCTTCACCAGATGTGTGTAAATTATCTATCACACTTCCAACACCTTTTACTAGGTCCGCTGCACCACTTGAAAATATTTTACCTAGCATACTTTAATAATCTGTATATCCTTGAATTTCTTTAAAAGCTCGATGGAGTTTTTTACCTTTACTCATAAGCCCCTCATGACTTGCATCTTCCATAAATATAGAACTTGCAACGTTTTTTCTAGCTTTTTTCTTTGCCTTATTCAAATCTTGATTTGTTGATCCAAAATCAAAAGTTGAGTTAGTTTTATTCATTTTATACCCCATAATTGTTATTTATTATTTCTTAGCGAATTTTTCCATTCCACTTATACCAAAGCATCCAAGCACCACTAGTACAAAAGAATCGTATACAAACTCATTTATCATTAGATCTCTTCCTAACCAGCCAGTTATGAGATCTACTATCATAATCACACACATTATTGCAAATGCAATGAATCCTACAACGGATTTTTCATTCCACTCGTTATTATCTTTAAATATCTCCATTTCCGTTATTTGCTTCGTTTTCCCAAGGAAAATCATGACTACCAGCCTCTTTCCATTCTCCATCACAATATATCATATCTTTACCGTTTATAGTTTTTCTTGGAAAAGTTTCTCCATTATACTTTATATAATCATCAGTATATGCTAATTTACCTATTTGCATGTCAGTAGCATGTCTCATTTCATGACTTATTATTTGTCCTTCTTCAAAACTACCTGGCTTTATTTTATTACTAAGATATATACTTCCATCCATATTAGCCTCTCCACCTATATTAGGTCCTAAGTCTTTTCTAATAACAGGTGTTCCAGGCACAGACACATCTGGTTCTCCAGAGTTTTGGTGAAATCTCATTTTAGTCTTAACTTCACCACTTACGGCATAGTTACCTCTCTCTGTTCCTAGTTTAAATCCCATTTATTTAAAATATTTTGATTTTTTAAGTAGTTCTTTCTTTTCAGCAGAAAATCTTGGTTGATTTATTTTTGCGTCTGGAAACATGCCTTCATGGCTTGCTTTGTATGTATTGCTGTAACCCCCAGAACTTAATGCAAGTTCAACTTTACGACCAATTTTTTTACCTTTTTCTATTATTCCTTCAGCTGTACTTTTAGTAGATTCACCTTTAATGTCTGGAATTAAACCCTGCTCTCCTTTTATATATCCTTTAAAATCAAATAATTTTTTTCTATTTTTTTGTTTAAATGGAGCTGACTTATACATAGCTGGGCTTGTGTTTTTTGGAAATTTAGGCATAATTTTATCTGTTTTTGTCTTTTATCATATCATCTATAGCTTTGTTATAAACTTTATCTGTATATGACTTGTTATTATAAAATATACTTCTTTCTGACACAGGAAGATCTTCCTCGCCTAAAAGTATTCTGTAAATTCTACTTATCATCTGAGAGCATTTAAAAGATGTTTTGAACACGGAGTATTTAATAGTAGTTCTATTGCGATGTCTCCAAGTTTCTATCCAACCATCTTGTCTTAGTCTCTCCCATCTTTGTTTATCCCATGAATATGTGTAAACTCCATCTATAAACTCTTTTCGTGTAAATCTTCCTTTACAATCTAAATAAATTAATAATTCTAAATCTGCATCTTTTAACCCGTAAGTTTTACAGACCCACTTTCTAGTGAGCCTGTAATACTTAAGGATATTCATATCACGCAAATCCTGCGCGGTTAATCTCAACTATTAACCAGCGTTGATAACTGCAATAGTACCTGGATCTCCGTCCATAGTTAATGTAGCGTCAACATGCCACGCACCAGAACCACCTCCAGAATCAGCAGTGATTTCAATCACATCTCCAGCTTTACCACCAATTGTAGTAACATCATGTTCGAAATCTAGGAAATCATAACTTCCAGGAGCGGCAAGTGCAGCAGCTCTTGTAACGTGCTGTACCTCTGTATTATCCGCAGTTGTACTTACAACAGTTACAGTACCATAGAAGCAATCACCAGAATTAACTTGTATAGAATTAGAAGCATCAGCATCAACTCCTAAAATAAACTTATAGTTTAATCCAGCGCTAGCAGCTGGTAAAGTAACATCTAAAGAAGCAGCGTTTAGTAAAACAACTGATCCAGATTCTCCAGCAGTAAGAGCACCACTAGCTGTCATTGTCTTAATGTTTTTAGCAGCTCCAGCAGATGCTTTAGCAATAGTAGTTACCGAAGTAATATTTTGACAAGCATAAACAGAGTTTACGTCGTCAGCGATAACAATAACACTAGAATTTCTTGTCATAGCATTTGCTAACTCTTCTACAGCTCTATCTTCTTCGCCGTTAGTACAAGCTAATGTAATCTTGTCATAAGCAGCAGGCACACCTGCCGAAGAAATAGGTGACTCAAAGTAAACATCTACAGTTTCAGTAGCAGCGAAAGCTCCTCTAAAATTTTCTACTGAGTTCATGTAAGAATCATCAGCAGCATTGTGAAATAATAAAAATTTCATAATTTGTTTTTTTTAATTAATAATTTGTTTTTGTTTTTAGGTTTTAGGGTTTTGGATTATGGTTTAGGTTTAATCTATTAATACCACGTCTCCTGAGCGGATAACGCGGTATAATATTTTATCGTGTTGTATATCATGACCAGCATGCTTATCATAATATACAATATCTTTTTCATTTATTCCTTCAACTAAGTTACCTATTGAAATAACTTCAGCTTTTATATACCTATTGTCAACATCTGTTTTATCAGTTATAATTAGGCCAGCAACTGTTTTAAGTTCTGTTTTTATATTTTTTACGATTATATAGTGATTAATTGCTCTCATTCATTCTCATATTTGAAATTACACAATCTGCAGATATAATCGTTGATACCACACTCACTGCATTTTTGAGCGCCGATTTTGTAACCAAAACCGGATCTATTATTCCTTTATCAATCATATTAACAAGATCTCCAGTTATAACATTTATACCTTCACCCTCTTGCATGGGAGTTGAAGTTTGTATACCAGCATTATCTAATATAGTGTTATATGGTGATTTAATAGCTTTAAGTAGTATCTCTTCACCTACCGCGTTAGCGGTGATTTTTTCCGAAGCATTTAACAGTGCTACACCTCCACCTGGAACAATACCTTCTTTCAAAGCGGCTTTTGTAGCGTAGATAGCGTCTTCAACTCTATCTTTCTTTTCTTTCATTTCCACTTTAGAGTCAGCACCTACTTTTATTACACCAACACTTCCTGATAACATAGCTAGTCTTTGTCTATGTTTTTTCTGTAAAAATGGATCTTTTTCTAACTTCTTAATAGTTTTTTCAATTCCCTTTTTTCTTTCTTCTATATCTCCCTCTGGAATATCTATGGTTAATATAGTGTTCTTATCGTCTGTTATAGCTGTATAAGCCTCTCCCAAACAATCTATATCTATAAGATCAAGATCATCTCCAAGTTCTTCATTTAATACTTTAGCACCTACTAAAAAAGCAAGATCTGCTATTGTGTCTATTTTTGTGGGACCAAAGCCTGGTAAGTCAATTATATTAACTTTTATATTACCTTTAACCTTGTTCATAAGAAGAGCAGCTTTAACTTGTTGATCTACTGGTGCTACTATTAATAAAGATCGTTTATTCTTTATTACATGCTCTAGTATTTTTTGGATTTTTCTTATATTAGGTATTTCTGAAGATATTATTAGAATAAGTGGATTATCTAACTCGCATATTTGTTTATCTTTTTCAGTTATAAAGTGTGGAGATGTAAGTCCTGAGTCTACTTGTACGCCGTCTACAACCTCAACATACGTCTGTTCAGTTGGAGACTCTTCCATTAATACCACACCGTCTTTACCTACTTTAGTATAAGCTTCTGCTATAATCTCACCTAGTTCTTCATCATTATTACAACTAATTGAACTAACAGATTTCAGCATATCGCCTTCGATCTTGACAGAAACTTTATCTAGATAATCATTTACCTTGTTTAAACCTGATTTTATACCATCTTTTATTTCTCTAATGGTTAAATCATTATGATCGTTTACATGCTTTAATAGAGATTCTGCAAGGACAGTAGCTGTAGTAGTACCGTCACCTGCTTCTCTCACTGTATTTCTAGCAGCTTCTTTAATAAGGGTTGCACCCATATTTTCAACCGAGTCAAATAAGACTACGCTTTCTGCCACGGTTACACCGTCTTTTGTTATGACCGGAAGTCCTCGTGCATCTTCATAGATTACACACTTTCCAGACGCTCCTAAGGTTGATTTAACTGCTTTTGCTAGCTTTTCAACGCCAGCAATTACTTTATTTTTTGCAATATCGCCAAAATTTACATCTTTGACAATCTCGCTAGGCTGATTGTATTCCATATTAAATTAAATTTGATTAA